TAATTCCACGCTTAATTCAACAATTGGTCAAAAAATACTTCAAACATTTCCACAAGATGAAGTTGCAAAATTTCACACATTGAATCGTGGTGGTTATTTGATGCCTGGCGTACATTCGTATGAGGGTGCGGCGTTACAACAAAAACGTGTTGGCAATTTGGCGGGAACCCTTGCAGAAAAAGGACTTACCGCTGGTGGCGCAGGTTTGGGCGGTGCATTTTTTGGGCCTCCTGGCGCTGCCGCTGGTGCTGGAATTGGTCAGCAAGTAGGTGGTAAAGTTGCTGGTGCATTGGAACAACGCGCGTTATCTAAAAGGGCCACTAAAGCTGTTGAAGAAATGCAAAAAGCAGCAGCACTTAATAAAACATCATTAAAGGACATTGGAAAATGAGCGTCAATCTTTCTCCCATCGGTAACGGCTTCCAGTTCTTTACCACCACCGGAATCCCGCTTGCTGGCGGGTTTATTTACACTTATTTGGCAGGGACTACAACGCCTACTGCTACTTACACCACATCGGCGGGAACATCTTCCAACACCAATCCTATCCAGCTAGGCACGGACGGACGACCACCGCAAGAAATTTGGTTGACCTCTGGAACCAATTACAAGTTTGTGCTTACAGATTCAAGCAATTCAACCATCCAAACATACGACAATCTTTACGGCATTATTGGCACTAGCCCAAGCGTTTCCGCTGTACCGTCTGGTGGCATCATTATGTGGTCAGGCAGCATTGGCTCAATCCCCGCTGGTTACAACCTTTGCAACGGACAAAACGGCACACCTAACTTGCAGGACTCTTTTGTAGTTGGCTCTGGCAATACTTATGCTGTCGGTAATACGGGAGGCTTTACAGCAGCATCTACTAGTAGCGTGGGAACTTATCTGCCTACATACTATTCTTTGGCCTATATTCAAAAGACCTAATCATGGAAATGCAAAACCTTATCAATCTTGGCGGCGCTGTCGCAATGTCTGTTTTGGGGTGGTTTGCTCGTGAATTGTGGGCTGCTGTCAAAGACTTGAAATCAGACCTATCTAAACTTCGTGAAGATTTGCCAAAAGAGTACGTTGCAAAAGACGATTACCGCCAGGATATACGCGAACTCAAGGAAATCATGAATAAGGTTTTTGACCGCTTGGAAAACAAGGTAGACAAATGATTGACCCGATTACCGCCTTTGCAACAGCCCAAGCCGCCATCAAAGGTGTGCAAGCTGCCATAAAGATGGGTAAGGACTTGCAGGGCATTAGCGGCGACTTAATGAAGTTTTTTGAGGCTAAAGACGTTGTAGCCAAAGCAGCATCAGAACCAAAAAAAGGATTTGCTAAATCAGACACAGCGCAAGCGTTTGAGATTGTGATTCAAGCAAAACAACTACAAGACGCTGAAAACGAACTTAAACAAATGTTGATTTGGTCGGGCCAAGCTGACGTTTGGCAAGCCATCATGATTGAGCGCAATAACCTTGTCCAAAAACGAAAGTCAGAGGAAATCGCTATGGAAAAAGCCAAGGCTAAGAAAAAGAAAGAAATTGAAGAAGCATTAGCTATGCTTTTTTACATTGCCGCCGGTGTTGCTTTAATCGCTTTGGTGGCTTGGGGAACAATGGAATACGTTGATTTTATGAGGAAATGAAATGGACTGGTTAAAAGCAATTGCACCCACCTTGGCTACCGCTATTGCGGGGCCTTTTGGAACGATGGCATATGGTCTTGCAGCAAACGCACTTGGCATCTCTGCTGAAGATGCACAAAAGACCATTGAGTCCGGCAAGTTGACCAATGAGCAAATTGCGTCTATCCAGCAAGCGGAGATTGCTATCAAGGCTCGCGCTCAAGAGTTGGGTCTAGACTTTGCCAAACTAGCCGTAGATGACCGCAAATCAGCCCGTGATATGCAATCTACAACCCGTTCTATTGTTCCTCCTGTGCTGGCTTTGCTGGTTACCTTGGGGTTCTTTGGAATCTTGATTGGTCTAATGACCAAAACCTTTGCCACTTCTGATGCCCTAATGCTTATGCTTGGTTCCCTTGGAACCGCATGGACAGGCATCATTGCTTTCTACTTTGGCTCTAGCGCATCTAGCCAGAACAAAGACGCTCTTCTCCACCAATCTAGCCCAACACAATGAAGCAAAACTTTGAAGCCGCATTAGCCCATGTACTCCAATCAGAAGGTGGTTTTGTAAACAATCCAAAAGACCCCGGCGGCATGACCAATCTAGGTTGCACAAAATCCACTTGGGAAGAATTTGTAGGCCATCCTGTATCAGAGGCTGATATGCGAGCATTAACCCCCAAAGACGTTGCACCGCTGTACAAGCGCAAGTATTGGGACAAAGTATCTGGCGACCAACTTCCTGCCGGTCTTGATTACGCTGTCTTTGATGCTGCCATCAATAGTGGGCCAGGTCGTGCAGCAAAGTGGCTGCAAGAAGTAGTAGGCGTTCAAGCTGATGGTGTTATTGGATACAAAACAATCGTTGCATTGCAAGAAACACCACTTGCGAGAATCATTGCCATGTACAACGACAAGCGTCTCCAGTTCCTAGAAAGCCTTCCAACCTTCTCTACGTTTGGCAAAGGCTGGTCAAATCGTGTCTCCTCTGTACAAACAATTGCATCATCCATGTTGACGTAACAAAAGTGTGATACGTTCCGTGGGTCTAAACAAAGGGGCAATTTAATGCTAATCTCTGACCAAGAATTCCTTGAACTTTGGAAAACTCATAAGTCACCAAATAAGGTTTCTAAAGCGGCAAATATAAACCTTCGTAACGTGTACCGGCGCAGAGACAATTTAGCAAAAAAATATAACCTAGACTTATCAAGTCACAAAGAAATTAAAACATGGGCGCCACCGGCTCCTAAATCTGAACTTGGCATTGAAAATGGGACTGTTATTGTTTTTTCTGATGCTCATTTTTGGCCTGGCATTCGCACTACTGCGTTTCAAGGTTTATTGTGGGCTATTGAAAGATTTCAGCCTAAAGCTGTCATTTGCAATGGTGATGCTTTTGACGGGGCTTCTATCTCTCGTCACCCTCCTTTGGGCTGGACTAGGACTCCAAGCGTTATTGACGAACTAAACGCCTGCAAAGAAATGCTTGGGGAAGTGTCTGAGGCCGCTAAAAAAGCCCGGCATAACACCAAATTGATTTACACAATGGGCAACCACGATGCACGATTTGAAATGCGTCTAGCGGCTAATGCCCCACAATACGTTCAAACACCAGGATTCAAACTTTCCGATCATTTCACCGACTGGTCATTTTGTATGCTTACTTGGGTGACTAACGACCTTATTGTCAAGCATCGTTATAAAGGCGGCATTCACGCCGCTCACAACAACACAGTAGGGGCTGGTAAAAGCATCGTAACGGGTCATTTGCACAGTCTGAAGGTAACACCCTACGCAGACTACAACGGCAACCGTTTTGGCGTGGATACGGGTACTCTTGCTGAACCCTACGGCCCACAGTTTGAGTACGGTGAAGGCAATCCGTTGAATCACCGTTCAGGATTCGCTGTACTGACGATCAAGGATGGAAAACTTCTTTGGCCTGAACTTGTCCACAAATGGTCTGAAGGCCACATTGAATTTCGCGGTGAAGTGATAGACGTTAGCGGTCTATAAAAAAAGGGGGCCTAAGCCCCCCTATTGGGTACGATCATACCCAAATTAGGCTTCTTCAGCCTCGTCTTCAACCAGCAGCCACTCGCCGGATTCTTCGTCTAGCCAGTACCAAGCATCGTGCTCTTGGTCATACCAGCAAAAGCACTCAGCGTCTTCGTCGTAAACGTATTCTTCGCCGTCTTCAAAGCAATCATCTTCAAAATCTTCGTCTTCGTCTACAACATCAAGGTTTCCCAACATCTGAGCAATTTCAGCAACTTGGAAAATAGATTCGGTGCAAAACTCAAAATGGCCTTTGTTGGCCAGGTCAACGGTAACGGTAAAAAGCATAGGATTCTCCAAAAATTTAGCGCAGCGGTCTTGCTGCGTAAACATCTTACACACCTTTTTTGACTGAATTTGAACGCTTTGTACTAGACTTTTGTTCGGGTTTAGGGCAATTTTCCGGAGGCACTACAACACACCAAACCGCGCTCAAATATTTTTTATCTTTTTGAGTTTGCCATCTATCAATGTAAGCATCAGGCATTGATTTAACAACTGCCAAAATCCTTCCTTCTGGTGCTTTTACGATTTTATTGATTTGAGCGCAAGTTAATCCATCTGGATGTGCTTTTAATACTTCTCGCACTTGTTTGTTGTAGCTATACATTAACTGTTCTTCTTCTTGAGTTTGTATCCACTGCAAAACAACACAATAATTTTTTGCTTTGCCGTTTGTTTAGCGCAAGTGGTTTTCTGGCAGGTCTTACAGTCAATCATGTGTTTCCCCTTGCTCGGATGGCGTTGCGGACAACGGCATACACACTCCAGCCGCACGCAAACCCAAACGCCAACGCGCACGCAGGCAACACCCATTCAAAGCCCGGCTTGCGGTTGCCAACGACCTCTGTAATTAACTGAACCCAAAACACGATTCCCGTGATCTGCATAGCCGCACGCGGCCAGAAGTAGTCAATGCGTTTCATGTGTTCTCCAAAATGATGCGCTCCAAGACTTCCATGCTGATCTGGATGTCTTCGTGCAGGTAGTCGGGCATACGCTCCTTTTGCGACATCGCCCACGACTCAAGTGCTGACAGCAGCTTGAGGGCTTGTATGGCTTCCGGTTTGGTCATGTGTTCTTCTCCTTGAGTTTGGCTTCGATGACTTTGTAAACTTTTTGGTTTAACACATTGCTATTCATACTCATAGACATTGCTTCCAATATTTCCTCATCCGTCAGCCCTACCCACGGTCGCTGGGGTGGGGTGGTGTAGAGTGGCGTTTCTATCCAAAGCCCTGTGCCGCTTTCTGCCCAATCCTGTTTGCTATGCAATAACACAGGCAATGAGTTAGAAGCAGAGCATTGATACATCCACGCAACAGGCTCTTGCTCCTCTGCTTGCTTGAGGCGCTCGTCGTCGGGTAATGACTTCACTCGTTCTTGTAAGGTCATGTGGTCACCTTATCCATACAGTCCACGCAGTACAGGAACCAGCCATCAGACTCCGTCTTACCACACTCAGCACAGCAAGCGGTTTGGTCTTTTGGTGGGGTGGTGTAGAGTGGTACTGTGTAATCGCCCTCGGCGTCTGCATGGGCTTCAGGCGATATGCAGTCGTAAATTTCGCCATCCTTGCTTCGGTATCCCCACGCCACAGGCTCCTGCGCTGGCTGTGCTAGGGCTTCTTTGTGGAACTCGTTGCACCCACAGCCAGCGCAGGCAAGGTACTCAAGGTCAGCTTCGGATAGTACGGACGCAAACTCACTTGACCCGCATTCGTTGCAAACCCACGACCATTCCTGCGCTGGCTGTGCTAGGGCTTCTTTGATTGCGGTTCCCGCACCCAATAGCAAATCTTGTGCGTATTCATGTTTTGTTTTGGTGGTCAATTGCTTTTTCAAACACGCATCTGCATATTCCA